TAGGAATTCTTCTACGGTTTCTTTATCGTCCATCTAAACCCCCAAGTACTTGTACCACTTGCCTTCACCCTCAACATCAATCAGGCAGTAACGCTGGCGCACGTTATAGATAGTCTGCACTGGCACCCCGACCTCACCAGCTATGTGCCTTGGCTGAACGCCTTTGTTTTGTAACAGCAGTATCCGCATGATCTGAGACTCCTTCACTGGTGGACGCCTGTCTTCGGGTACATTGTTCTTTTTAGGCTTAGGCTTCTTCATGTAAGCCTCTTGCGATCTTATTGCTTGTACGAATTTATTCATTGTTACCTCGTTAAAGTCCCGCCTTCGACCACCCTGACGGGAAAGGGTTAGCACTCTTTGCCGTTAACGCGAGTACAAAATTAACGCAAAGGTGGTCTTATTAGCCCCGCCTTCGGCTCCACCGGACGGGAACGGTGATGGAGGGTGTGATGAATACCCTGAGCCAATTCAAATTCAGTTGTGGCAGATGACCCGATTGGTGGTGACTCGGCTAGTCAAACCGCCGCTGCGATCCACACTTCATCGGGTCTCTTTGTATTGCGGGAGATCAAGATCCCATGTTGGAGAGACTGATGCTGCCACTCACCTGCCCTTTTCTCGCAGTTATAAATCCTTAAACCTTTCAATATCGTAGTACACCACTGGCTCCATGTCTTGGTTGTCACTGCGGTCAACGCGCCCACCAAAGCCGACGCCGTTTGGCTTTTCCTTGAAGTTGATCCACCCAGCCTGATCCTTCCATTTCACAATCAATATGCAAGGAACCCCAGTTGCATCGGTCAAAGCCTTGGCTGCCATAACCTTTGATGCCGATATCATGTAGGTTTCGTAGACATCCTTCCGTACCTTTCGGCACTTGATCTCAGCGAACAAAACAATATCTGGCCCTCGCCTGAAGCTAATGTCTATTGGGTACTTTGGCGGATTCCTTACCCATTGCATGTTGTGCTTGCTCGCAAACAAGCCAGCAACATGAGACTCGTATTCGATGTCTTCATTGGTTTCGTATGTAGGCCTCATCTTGGCGTTGGGATCTTAAACCCCATCTCCGCTGCGGTATTGATCAGGTTATCTATTAACCGTGCATATGTTGTTACGCTGGTTTCACCACTACGCTTCACAGCCCTGCGTCTAGGCCCAAATCTAGTCTGAACCTCTTCGCTACCGAAGGTTATGCATAGCATCTCCTCATGCATCTCATCGGGTGTCATGCCGCAGTGATCCGCAAAGCTGTTACACCATTTACGGTAATAGCTTTCCTGATTCCTGCTCCTGCTCTTCTGCACAGGCTTTAGCTCAATAACCAAGCCCTTCTTGCATTTTAAGAACAACTCCATGATCTCAGTGCTGCGGTTGGGAACTAGGGCGCATATCGGCCCCAGTATCTCCCCAACACCAGCGCCTTTGATATCAAGACGCATCTTCTTCCGCTAACGGCTCGCCTTTAGGCTTTTCGATTACTTCAAGTTCGATTGTTGCGGTATTTGACGGGTCAGCATGGTCGTCTTCGCTAACCAAGAACCCTTCATCGTCTACCACAGGCGCTATGACACGCTTGTGGGCTTCCACAAGCTTGTCTATTACCTCCTCAACACGATCTAAGGCCTCAGCCAGATCCTCAGCATTACTTTCACGAACCATAGTCTCGCCAAGATGCAGCAGTGCTGACCTGTAGCTGGGGTGCCAGCTTTTAGACCTCCATTCATTGCCTATCCACTTCTGCACTATCCAGTTCAAAGGATCAGAGGTGACCCTTGTTTTTTCATCAATCTTTACCACTATTGGCATCGTTTACTCCTTAAAACGGTATGTCTTCGTCAAAATCAATCGGATCAGCCTGTTGCTGCGGAGACTCTTCCTTGGGTGCTTTATACACCTCGGTTCCAAGCCACTTGTACTCAGCGCCAGTCTGCTTCGCCACTCGGTTCCACATGCCCACATCAATCTTCATCTTGAAATCAGGATCTGGACTGGCCTGATTCTCCTTGTACATTTCCAAGAGAAGCTTTAACTGCTCTGGGGTGATGTAGATGTGCCCCCGAAAGTCTGGGTGCTTTTCGTTCTTTTTGTTGTGAGGCCACAAACCGCCTTCGCCTTTTGGATAACTAGCCATTAGCTTTTTCCTTGCTGTTAAGTTCGTCCTGCTTCGCCTTCATGGCAGCCGCAAGCCTGTCGTAGGATTTAGGGAACTTGGATTGAATGTGGTCAACAGCTTTTTTGTTTGCCTCCCACATGCTACGCAGCCCCTTCTTAGTTTCGACCATGCCCTCAACTAGTGAGATCATCTTGTCTACCCAGTCATCCGCTTGCTCAGCATCGAAGCCGAGATAAAACTCTTCCTCTTCTGCATCTTCAGCGTCTGACTTTGGTTCTGGTTTCTTTTTGGGCGGCTGCTTGGCCTTTGGCTTTTGTTCAGCCACAGGTTGTTCAGCCTCAGCGTCATCCCATGTATCTTCCGGCTGCACCTGACCTTGGAAGATGTGAAAGCCAAGTCCGAACATAGCAATCGTTTTGACTAAACAACGCATCTTGGTGTCGCTGATGTCACGGGCGCTAGGGTTCGAGATGGCTTGGTTTTTGTAGTTCATCACGGGCAACCACATATGACGGGCGTGGCCTTCGATAGCTACTGTGCAGTGAATAGTTTGCGATCCGTCACCGTGGATCTCAATCTCGCCAAACTCGTAGTGGGCTGTGGGGTAATGCATCATCAGCAACCGCCATGCCTCATTCCAAGGTAGGTACGTTAGTCCGTTCTTTTGCTTAGCGGACTCACCACATTTGACTGGGTAAAGGGTATCCCAGATATCGCGCAGCGATACGTTAGTTTCCATATTGCACTCCTGCTATGGGTTAGTTTTGAGAACTGAATGGGTCTTTTTTGAACCCCGTAAATTTGTTTCGGTAATACTTTTTCGGGACGCTATAGAACTCTTCTAGAGCGGCCTCAATCAGCATTGCTATTTCAATAGGCTCCAGCGCGTAAAACTGCGCCATAGGAAAGCCTGTTATGAAGCCCTTGGCCCAAGTGAACGAGGCTTGCCCGTTGTTGGTGGACATCTTCAGTGCTGGTATCTGCGTTATCTGGAACACAGCGACCATCTTTTCGTAGGTTTCCTTGTCAGTCCCGATCATCATCTTCCTCCATTAATCTGGGCTTTTTGTGCAAAAACGTCTCGCACCAATGCATGATTTCATACACAGCTTCAGTCACTAGCTCTGGCTCAATCGGCTCAATCACAGTTGAAAGAGTTCCGGTTTCTGAGTCATAGCTGAAGTGCATGTGCAGCTCGCCTTTGTCCGTTTCCACATCAAGCCTCCAGTTGATTTTGATCACACCACCTCGCAACACGACACCAATCTTGAGCGCACCGAGTAGACTCGCCTACCCGCTCTTCGATCAAGTGGTCTTTGCCAAGTGATTTGATGTAGGTTTCGGCCTCATCCCTTGACGTTAGGACGCGCACAGCACGCTTACGGCCTTTTTTGTTCACAGCATAGGTGGTTGGCTTCTCCCAACGCTCGGCTCCTGTGCAGGGCGGCAACACGCCTCCAGTCATGTGATCAAACTCAGCTTGTTGATGCAGCAGCACCCGATCCAGCATGTACTGGTCTGTCTCCTCTACGCTCCACATCGGTATTTCTACCATATGGATTGGTGAGTCTGGGTAGTCTGGCTCCATCTGAGCTTTACGCCGCTGCCAATCGCGCAGTATCGCTATAATCCTTAACCCTTTGACTGGTAAATCTTTAACAGATCTCACAAGCCAAGCGTATGCGTTGAGTTGATTGTGCCATTCTGTTTTGTCGTGAATAACAGACCAGACAGAAGTCACCTTGTAGTCACTTACCAATACGCCATCGTCGTGCAATTCCTGCAAGTCAATCGCGCCACTGATCGTCCAACCCTCAACCTCAGCATACAGCCGCTCCTCTGAGACCACGCCCACAGCTGTGGTGTCCTCGACAGCCTTTTCAAACATGCCGTGAACACTAGTGCCGAAGCGTGACCAGAGAAAATCGACCACATCCTGAGACATCTCGTCTTCATGCTCGCGCTGCAAGATGGCTACCCTTGGGCTGTCAATCAACTGAGTCACCGACCTGTTGGACTTGCCTTTGGTGTAATCATCCTGCGTGAGAGCGTCTACAACGATCTGCGGAAGGTTGAACTGATTGGTTATCTTCACCGACTACTCAGCGTATTCGTACATGCTGATTCTGGAGTAGCCGCCCTTCTCTTCCTTACAGTTTTTCACCTTGTAATAGATGACAGCTTCCTTTGGCACGGTTTTGCGAAACTGAACCACATAATTGTGAACACAGCGCACTACATTTGCCTTGCCCAGACCTTGGTAGTCGTAAGGCACATCAAAATGCTGACCATGTTTTAGTTGCTCAATTGTTTCCATAAACTCAACCCGAAGCATGTACTCCTTCGATAGCGGTTTAGGCGCTTCTTCAATTTTGAACATATTGCACTCCTGCGTTTGTTCATTAGGCGACTCGGTAAACCCTGAGTCCACTTCGCCCTGAGTGGGGGTCTTCGTATTTCCTGACAGAAAATTTCGTATCCATCGAAACATGAGAGCTTTCATCCTGTTGCAGTCTGCGTATCGCTGACCTGATTGCGTTGGTCTTTGCCTTGCGGTGATTTTCGTTATGAGTCTCAATAAAGAATGATTGGTTAACCCTCATCTGGCTGATGATTTCTTTGAAGTTGCTGGGGAGGCTTTCGCCCGTACCCATCCGGTTGTCTTTTGGTAAGGGGACATTGTCCTCCAACACCAACAAACTGTCGTTTTGTATTGTCATAAGTTATGACTCCAGTGTCCTCTAGTTCTTGTAAGAAATTTTTTAATCTAGCCATGAGTCCAACAAGTGTGTGTTAAAGTGAAAGCCGAATGTATCAGGAACGCAATACGTTGACAACAGTAGACTTGAAAATATATGGTGAACCCGCGTCGAAAGCGAACAGCAGAAAGCTTGTGACAATACGCGGTAGACCAGCGTTTATCAAAAGCAAGAAAGCTAGAGACTATGTAGCTATGTTTGACAAGCAGTGCCCCGTCTTACAGGAATTGTTGGAGGGGGATTTGTCGGTCACAATAACTATTTTTTACGCAACAAGAAGACCTGACCTAGATGAAAGTGTAATCTTAGATTGTATGCAAGATAAGATTTACAAGAACGATAGGCAGGTCAAAGAGAAGCATATTTTCTGGGGACTAGATCGTGATAACCCAAGAGCAGAAATTACGGTTACAGAGAAAAATGATCTTGCAGACAGTTAAGGACTTAGACGGCAGCAGCGCCCGTGAGCGTATTGACGCCATCAAATTCTTTTACGATGAAAAGCAAGCAGCAGGGATACGGGTAGAACACCCGCTTGAGTTGAGGCGCAAAGCTCTTGATGCGGCGAGGCTTGATGGGGTGCAGAGAACAAGAGCCGTCAATGACTTAGTGGAAGAGATAGAGGAGGAGTTCCTTAGGAATATGCCTACTTAGGCATCTTCCTAATTATTTTTAAGGTAATTTCTAAGCTAAGCATTTGCTTGGCTTGGCATATTCCTAAGACAACCTGACGGTTGATTTTAACCACAGCAAAAGCAGGAGTGCAAATGCTAAACCGAGAAGACTTGGATTCAATCCTAGTCCAGTACACCGAGGACACAAGAATTGTCTGCCCATCATGCGGCAGCAGCAGAAAGAAAAAAGGACAGAAAACTCTCAGCCTGACGATGGACGGTAACACCACACTGTATTACTGCCATCATTGCGGGATAACAGGCAAGACCAAGCATCCTGACTACCGAGAACCAGCGCCTAAGATCAGGGCGATATCTGTTCCCAAGACAACCAACAAAGAATTGATCAGCGAATATCTTTCGGGGCGGGGCATCAACCCAACACTGGCAGACAAGTATTCAGTGGTAAATGGTAAAAAATTCTTCCACGGCCACGGCGAACAAAGCGCCATTGGTTTTGTCTACGGCAACAAAGAAGCCGTGAAGTGGCGAAGCATAGAATCTAAAGCGTTCACTCAAGACGGGGCGGCGAGAACCCTGTGGGGTGTTGAGCATATCTCGGACGATGCGACAGTCCTTGTGATTGTCGAGGGCGAAATGGACTTACTGGCGTGTGCCACAGCAGGGATCGACTACTGCGTTAGCGTACCCAACGGCGCACCGATCAAAGTTTCAGATAAGAAGCCAAGCCCAGAGGAGGACAATAAGTTTTCTTATGTCTGGGCGGCAAAGGATTTGATTGAGCGGGTAGATAGAGTGGTCATTGCTGTTGATGGCGATGACGCTGGCGTTGCTCTTGCTGAGGAACTGGCGAGAAGAATCGGAAGGGCTAAGTGCTGGGCTGTTGACTGGCCTGATGAATGCAAAGATGCAAATGATGTTCTGCAAAAGCTTGGGCCAGAGGCTCTTGCTTCTGCGATAGATC